TAAAAAAAGAATTGGTGTATATCAAGCGACATAGCAACAGTTTTGATTACGATGATTACAAAAATGCTTTAACAGCGTTAAAACCACGACGCATGACACGTTATCCTTGGAAGAATATTTAAAATTATATAAATCATATAATATGTAAATTAAATAAATATATTTTTTATTCCAAATCCAAATCCAAATTTTTATAAAAAAATTGAATTGCTTTTATTTTTAGAAAGTAAAAACAATTCTCAAACACATACGTCGACTTAAACGAAACCCAAATAATCAAACATGCCAGTCCAAACTCGTAACCAAATTCGTAACCAAATAGTCTCAAATAGCCAATTAGAAAAGGAACGAGAGCAAAAGGAACGAGAGCAAAAGGAACGAGAGCAAAAGGAACGAGAGCAAAAGGAACGAGAGCAAAAGGAACGAGAGCAAAAGGTAAAGTGGTATACTACATATTGCAAAAAAATGATTGCGGCTATTGAAGAATTCAATAAGGAGAAGGAAGTATATGGTGAGTTGACGTTAAAACGTCGTGAAAATTACTTTGAACAATTACGACTAGTAACCGAATTATATTACATTATAGAACAATATATTGACAATATTCTACTAATTTCTTCGAATACAATAGTTAACTGGAGAAATTTTATTAACGTATCATACCAAAAAATACATTATTTTCGCTATAGTATGAGTTTGCTAAAAAATTCTCCTGAAACCCAAAGCGAAAAAAAAGTAGTCCAAGCTCTGTCTCGCCAACTAATAAGCACAGAAGAAGTGTTTAAAAAACATTTGACAAACGAACAAATCAGTTGGCGAGCCAAGCGCGCTTATCAACCCAAACTAAAAAATTATAAATCAGAAATTAGACAAAAATCGTACATCAGAAAATAAATCCATTCAAAAAAAATCATCCACAGCCAAAGTTCACCTAAATATCGATTATAAATAATTTTTTTCATTTGTTAGTATGAATAAAAAATAAAAAAAATAGAATAATTATTCGCATGTTTTGTTTACCCTTAACCAAATGTATTTTCTTTTGCGTACATAATATACAAAAAACCATCAGGATCTTTATGCAAATCATAAAGGACACCTATCATGGTCGATGAGGAATAAAAACTATTCGCAATAATAAAATACAACGCTTCTTCGGATTTTAAATGCATGCGTTGACGAATAATAAACATAAATTGCCCCAATGTATAGTCAAGCGGAACCAAATATTTGGATTTATCTAGAGACGGCAAATCACTTCTGTTAAAGGCTTTTTCGCAAATAATAGGAATTCGATCAGCATATTTCTCTAAAACCCGTTTTGATTCATTAAATCGTTCGTCAAAAGAATACTGCTTTTTGAACATTTATTCCTCTTATTTATACATATAATCGGTTTATAAATCATTTTATAAATCATTTTATAAATCATTTTATAAATCATTTAAGATCTAATTCTTTGGAAAATGCCTTGTACCAAGGAGCCTCCTTAAAGAATAAGCTCCATTTAGCAGTAAACAACAAAATCCATCCAAACAAATAAAAGAGTAAGGATGTTTCTTTATTAGTGGGAACATTTTTATAAGGTCTAAAATGATAAATAAGCAAAATAGACATGGATGCAATGAAAATAAACTCAGTACGTTCCTTCCAGAATAACAAACGATTATCAAGGTCATTAAATGCAGATGTAGGTAAATGAATTAAAATAAAATGACCCACGGCTGAAAGGGCAAAAACAACCTTTACAAAAATGATAAAATATAAGAAATAATCTACCGATTTTTCAAATGCAATCGTCATGTATATAATACAACTAGAAAAGTTTATAATTAGGTCTTTGTTAGTTTGTTCCTTTCAGATGATGAGTAGAGTAACTGAAATTTTGTATAGCGGGAGTAACAATAGTTGCCCTAAAATTCTTTTTGCATCGATCACATCGTCGAAATGCACCACCGTCATCCATTAATGACGTAGATGTACTATTTTTACAAAATATACATGTGGGATTATACAATATTTTACCACCATAAACATTACTTTGGATGTGGTGGGTAGTAAATGCATCATTTAGTGAAGTCATTCCGTTATGTGAAGTCATTCCGTTATGTGAAGTCATTCCGTTGTGTGAAGTCATTCCGTTATGTGAAGTCATTCCGTTGTGTGAAGTCATTCCTTTTTACAAAAGGCAAAGTTAATAATTTTATAAAAAAACCACAAATATATAAATCTATAAAAATCCAAAATATTTTTGCTTCACCTTTAATAAAGGCAATGCCATGTTCCATAACCTGTTTAATAGCTGTCGGATTAATTATATCCATGATTTATTTTCAAAATGCAACTACTCAAAGCAAAGTAGTACAAATGTATAGATCTCAATTGCCGTCCAATTTACAAACACGTTACGACAAAATTTCGAAAGAAAGATTATCTATTTATTATTATGGATATATTCTAGGTTTTATTTTGTCCTTTATCATAATAATTTATAACTATCATCACGTTTCCAAAGGCAAACAACTAACAAATACAAGCATAATTTGTATAGTAATTGTTGTTAGTTTCTTCACCAATTACTTCTACTATATCTTAAGTCCAAAGAGTGATTGGATGTTGGATCACATAAATTCACCAGAGCAAACAAAAGCATGGTTAACCATGTACCGAACAATGCAGGTAAATTACCATATGGGATTAGTGATAGGAATTATAGCTGTAGCAATCTTTGCATTCGCATTTAGATGTTAATCAGGAAACTACGTTTCCCGAACCCTTCCTTGTAAGGAAACTAATCATCAGGAAACTACGTTTCCCGAACCCTTCCTTGTAAGGAAACTAATCATCAGGAAACTACGTTTCCCGAACCCTTCCTTGTAAGGAAACTGATCATCAGGAAACTTGTCAGGAAACTGATACTTTTGGCTCTCCGCTTCGCTTACGACCTTTTTTAAAGGTAGATATTTTGGCTCTCCGCTTCGCTTACGACCTTTTTTAAAGGTGGAAAAAGAACTTAAAGACAACTAATAATAATAGATTGAGGAGAAGGACTGTATAAAAAGTAGTATCATCACAGCAACCAAAATTATTAAAACGAAACTTTCGTTAAGAGCTGGTCTCTTCGTTATCTTAGGATAAATGTGAAAATTTAAAAATTGATACTAGCATGCGCATGCATACAAGCTCGTGTAGCTCAGTTGGTTAGAGCATTGGTCTTATGAGCCAAAGGTCAGCGGTTCGACCCCGCTCTCGAGCATCAGCCACTTTTTATGAGTATAACAATTGAAATACTTATAAAATATAACAACAAGTTAATATAAGAAGGAACAGATGTTTCATCAAAAAGGGCAAATAATAGCAATCATTGCAGGCATATTAAATATAATGGCATTTAGCCATTTAGTGATGAATGTACATGTAACAAAGAACACAGATAATTTAACATATTCATGGGTTTTGTTAGTTATCTTGTCCCAATCATTGTTAGCTACCTATGGAATAATAAATAGCGCCTATGGAATTTATTTGCCTGCATTTTTCTTGATTATAGGCATCCTTTATATTTTTTACGTGAAAGTGACCTATTCGGATAATAAAAAAGTAGAAAAAGAATTGCTGGACAAGGATATCCTATCTTTATAATCTATAAAAATAATATCTATTCCAAAACAACTTAAAGAGAAGTGGCCTTTATAATATGTGAATAGTTCCTTACAGCGATCACATAACCTCAAACATATTATTTGAAAAAAGGAACTAGCAATTTGAAGCATGAGTAGCGAAGTGGTCTATTTATTTTAGTTGGATAAAGTCGCGTTAGCAACTCCAAATAAAAAAATCCATAAAAACGCACAAGACTTAAGATCTTGCCTCTTAGAGTTCGTGGGTTCGAATCCCATCTCATGCATAAAATTATTAGGGTTTACGGAAAGGCTTCATACAGCAAATCAAAATTTAAAATATATTTTTAAAAAGACTAGAAGCCAGCATAAATAGAGGATTGGGTTAGCACAGGTACGTTATCTATTACAGCAATTAAATTAAATTTAAATTATAATTTAAAATAGACTAATTGTTTGTAATTCTAGGTAAAACGATGCAACTGCATCGTATTGGTTTCAGCATAGGTAATTTACGCTGCAGAGTAAATTATCGGGTCCCTTATTAGAAACCATCACAGCAACTTCCAATATAAATCGAATGATTTATAATTATGATAGGATTTCCTTTGGGAAACCTAAGAGTTTTGTAATCTTTTCACTCTGTTGGATCTATAAACAGATCCAATAAAATTAAAGTTACCTATTATGTAATGCAAATTATGCATTTGTAATAGCTCCCCTAACTGGGTGGTGAGTCGTTAGTATTTGTTCGGTGAAAAATACGGTGAAAAAATGGTCTTATAGTGTAGCGGTTATCACTCCAGACTTTGAATCTGGAAACCCGAGTTCGAGTCTCGGTAAGACCTTTTATTAAATACATTTTATTAAATCCATTTTATTTGAAATACTAATTTTAAATAAAATTGAACAAGTATAAATACAGTAGAGCAAATATAAATAAACAAAATGACGTCCACAGTAATAAATCTAAATGACACAACTACATTTGATCCATCTATAATTGATTTGCCATGTATTTTAAAACCAGGTCTATATCATTATGGAAGTGAATCATATTACCAGCGTTTCAAGTACTCTTATTTTATACAAAAAGATGCAACAGATCATCCCAATTTGCTTTACAAAAAGATAATAATGGAAGTATTGTACAAACCAGATGAGACATACCGAATAAATGACGGAATGACCGGAAAATGTTGGATTGTCACAATAGACGATAACCAAACCGACAATGCAAATGAAAAAATAACAAAGTACTATATTAGAAACTGGATTGACTTGGTCCACTATTTTGAAGAAAAAGGCTTTGCATTTGTAACAGACAAATAATATATTATCCGTAAAACAATTTAAAGAGAAGCCGCCTTATTAATATGGAGTAGAATAATATTTCCTTACAGCAACTAAAATTTTTTATATGCAAAAAACACAGGAAATAGCAAACAAAATCTGCTTCGGTATTTTAATGGTAGAAAAGTCGGCTGTTATAATTTATCTTATGATAAATGCTGTGACCGACCAACCCAGGTTCGATTCCTGGTCGAAGCGTAAATTTTAATTTTATATAATTTATAAAATTAAAATACTTTTATATGACATTATTACAAGTGTTATTACAATAATTTTATATGACATTATTATATAAAGAATGACCAAAAGAATGACCAAAAGAATGACCAAAAGAAAGTCTCGCAAGAACAGGACCCGTCGTCACTATACATCATTTAAGCGTAGAAGCCATGTAGCTAGAGGTCCCAATTCACCAATAAGTCCAAATGCACCTCTACCCTGTTGCATGTGTGGGAAAAAATCACCACGCAATCAAATGCTCGTACCCTCAGGCTGCCCCAATACATTTATGCCTGGCACCAAAAGACCCTATGCTGACCGCGCACATCGTATTTGCCAAGACTGTTGGTGGCCAACCGATGCAGATCCCAATTCCGGATTTGCCAGCGTAAACGGCCCACATGGATGCCCTGGCTGCAAAAAAGGTTTGCCTCCTAATCCACCTCTAAGAAGACCCGAAGTTACCGAAGTCATCGAATTATTATCGTCATCATCATAATTAAAAAATAATTATTTAAGCAAATAAATAGCAATTGCTCCGAACAAAATACCCAACGACTTGGAAGTTGTTAGTTTAGTCCATGAAAACAAGATACTAGGAATGGCAACTAACAAAATAGCAATAATTTTGACTAAAGAAAATTGGGTTAAAATATTATCCATTTTCAATAATTGTACATAACTATAAATGAGACTACACTCAGATAAGAACACACCCAATAAAAAGAGATTATTATGTTTATTATCATAAAACTTAACAAGAATTACTGTTAGTGCACTAAAAAAGGCACCAATCAATAACCACATATAATTCTCATAGTTTAACATTTCTATAAATTATAGAAATATTAAATCATAACTACGGCTATATCTATATATATTTATTGAAACATCTTAATACATTCCCACAACTTCGCCGACTCATCCAACGTAAACGCACCTCTCTTCTGAGCCAAATTCAAAAAGGTGACAATCAATTGCAAAGCATCCTGCTGTGTGTTCAAAGGAATATCCACAAGACGAACTTGCTTTTTTTCTCCAGTAGTAGAGGGTAATTCTGTAGTAGATGCAGATTCCATCGTATGATATATTAAAATGTTAAACTCTTTTAAATAGTTATTTTTATAATCTATTTTATAAAAGAACAAAATTATTAATAATCGATAATTTATAAAAAATTGAATTTTAAAAGTAACTTAAAGATAATTAAATAACTTGCTTTAATCCACACACACAAATGTCAACCAATCCGAATGCATCTATTATCACTACCAACCTTCAATATCACGATCCGAGCATCGTTTTACCTCTTACATTATTCGAAGATCCAGAGCAACAATTGGGAGTACTAAATATACAAGTGGCATGTACTGAACACATAGCTAAAGAACACAAACATTTACATTTGTTTTACACAATTGACGCTACAGGGTCAATGTCTGACATCTGTTCAGACGGCCGCACGAAAATGCAGCACATTTTATATACCTTAGAAAATATGTTATACATCTTCCATGAAAAAACGGATTACGAAATTTCTGTTCATGTGCAAAGTTTTGACAGTATAATTGAGGAGATAATCACAGATGTAACAAATATTAAGGAAACCGATATAGATAAATTAGTTCAAAAAATAAGAAAAATTCGGCCTCGTG